ACAGAGGTATCAGAATTCAATCAGTCTTTTGTATTGTATACAAATGTAGACAAAGGTATACTTGGCACTAAACTTGACACTTACGAGCTTACTGTAAGTGTTGGCGAGGTAACCATAACGACATCATGAGTTTTACGTTAGCGACATTAAAAACTGCAATACAAGACTACTTAGAGTGTACAGAGACTACATTTGTTAACAATCTGCCCACTTTTATTCAAGAGTCAGAGCAACGTATATTCAAGCTTGTTGAGCTACCAAAGCAGCGTAAGAACGTCACGGGGCAAGTAACTTCTAGCAATAGATTTTTAGCCACACCCTCTGACTTTTACGCGCCGTTTAGTGTGGCGATTATATCTGCAAACACCTACCACTACTTGGATTTTAAGCATACCTCTTTTATTAAAGAATTTGCGCCTAATACAACCACGACTGGTAGACCTAGATATTATTCATTGTTCGATGATACGGCATTTGAGCTTGCTCCAGTGCCTGATGCGAACTACGACGTAGAAATCCACTATCTGCATAAACCGGCGTCCCTAACGTCCGGTGCAGAGAGTGGCACTACATTACTATCCACAGACTACCCTGACGCACTTCTTTATGGTTCTCTCGCAGAGGCGGCAGTGTTTCTTAAAGAGCCACCCGATGTCATAGCGACATTGGAGCAGCGTTTCAAAGAAGCCATTGCTAGAATGAAGACTTTCAGCGAGGGGCGTGCAACCAGAGACGAATATCGTTACGACCTCCTGAGAACAGGAGTAAATTAATGCCAAAAATTGAGTCGCTTGAGGGCGCTCACGTAGCGATTGTTGCCTTGGGCAACTCCCAAGTAGATTATGCCATCGGTGCAGAAAACAGCATGCAATGGGATGAAGTCTGGACCGTCAACTCCGCAGCCGCTGTCTATAAATCAGATCGTATGTTCATGTTAGACCCCGCTAGTCGGTTTTTTGATACCGATGATGCGGGAGCGCAAACCGATGTGATGAAAAAGTTTTTGCCAGAGTGTGATATACCTTGCTATACCTGCGAGCTTGATGAGCGTGTGCCATCAGCTGTCGTATATCCCATAAAAGAGGTAGTGCAGGATACTAAGTGCGCATACCTCAACAACACTATACCAATGACAATAGCATTCGCCTACTGGAACAAAGTAGCGAGGATAGATCTTTTTGGCGTCGATTATAGCTACCAACACAATTTGCATTTTGCAGAAGCTGGCAGGGCGTGTGTAGAGTTTTGGCTGGCTAAATGTATGGAAGCAAACATTGAAATCGGTGTATCTCATAGATCTGGTTTACTTGATCAAAACGTGCCGCTTGAAGAGCGCATTTATGGCTTTCACCGATTAGACGATCCTGTTGTCGCAGTAAATCACGCCTCTGGCTGGATAGTTTGCGAAAACTCGCAGATTGAAAAAGAAATGAAAAAGGCTGGAGCAAAGGTCCCAGAGCCTGTTTTATCACCGGAGCCTTACCGTGGGTGACATGGGCAAGGATAGCTTTTTAGAGCTAGGCAGCGTAATGGTTGAAACCACGCAGAACAAAGGGCATGACCCTGAGTTTTGGGCAGAGCAAATAACAAAGAAGATTTGTGACATCTCGGCTGAAGCACCACCGCACGTTAGGCAGCAAGCTGAAGCTTTTCAAAATTATATCTATACGATAGTGTTGTACGGAATTAAGAACGCAATTACCTCAGATCGAACAACTATGGTAAACTTATTGACAAGTCAAGGTCATCATGACATGGCGAAGATAATTAAGGAGTTATAGTTATGGCAATAACAAGCGCTATACCAACAAGCTTTAAGCAAGAGCTGCTTGTCGGTACACATAATTTTACTGCCAGCTCCGGTAATTCTTTTAAGCTTGCTTTGTACACTAGCTCGGCTACTTTGGGCGCGACTACGACAGCTTTTACGACAACCGGGCAGGCATCAGGTACAAACTACACCAGTGGCGGAGCCACTTTAACGTCAGTCACGCCAACAACATCCGGCACTACAGCCCTATGTGATTTTGCGGATCTTACGTTTGGAACTGCTACGGTCACAGCAAGAGGATGCATGATTTACAATGACACGCAATCTGACAAAGCTGTAGCTGTCATCGACTTTGGTGGTGACAAAACCAGTACCGCAGGTAATTTTACGATTGTGTTCCCGGCTGCGAATGCAACAGCTGCGATTATACGATTGGCTTAGAATTTAATCTTTTGTGGTAAAATTTTTGTATGCCACTAACAACATTAAATTTTAGACCGGGTATCAATAAAGAGGAAACCGATTACTCAAACGAAAACGGATGGGTAGACGGCAACCTTATTCGGTTTAGAAAAGGCAGGCCAGAAAAGATTGGTGGCTGGGAAAAGCAATCCGACAGCAATACCTATTTAGGATCCGGCAGGGCTTTACATAGCTGGATTTCCCTCGGCGGAGCGCGATACTTGGGTATCGGCACGCATCTAAAATACTATATCGAAGAAGGTGAAGCCTACAACGATATAACCCCCATACGACTTACGACAAGCGCCGGAGACGTTACATTTAGCGCAACTAATGGATCCTCTACCCTGACCGTGACTGACGCTTCACACGGCGCAGCTACGGGCGATTTTGTAACTTTCTCAGGCGCTGCTTCTTTGGGTGGTAACGTAACGGCGACAGTTATTAATCAAGAGTATCAAATACTTTTGGTTACCGGGACTAACACTTACACGGTCACTGCTAAAGATACTAGCGGTGCAGAGGTGACGGCAAACTCAAGTGATAGCGGTAATGGCGGTAGTAGCGTCGTTGGAGCTTATCAAATCAATACAGGTTTGGACGTTTATGTGCCTAGCACTGGATGGGGTGTTGGTACATGGGGCGCTGGCACTTGGGGTTCATCGTCCGCTATTACAGCTGAAGGGCAGCTCAGACTTTGGACGCATGACAATTTTGGTGAAAACTTAATCATAAACCCACGTGGTGGCGGCATATTCAGATGGGTTGAAAATAATGGTTTGTCTGTAAGAGCGTTAGAGCTGCAAGGGATAACTGGGGCAAGCAAAGTGCCTACTTTGGGGCTACAAGTCATAACCAGTGAAGTAGATCGTCATTTGATCGTGCTTGGCGCGGATCCAATCGATAGTAGTAGTGGGAACAGAACAGGCGTAATCGACCCAATGTTGGTTGCGTTCTCCGATACAGAAAACGAACTAGACTTCAATCCAACAGCTACAAACACAGCAGGTTCGGTGAGGCTTTCTTCTGGTTCTTTGATTGTAGGCGGCTTGAAATCAAGACAAGAAACCTTGATTTGGACCGACACAAGTCTTTACTCGATGACGTTTATCGGACCACCACTTACTTTTGCTCTCAATCTCATAAACGAGGGTGCTGGACTCATCGCTCCTAAAGCAGCAATCAATAGCCCTGTTGGTGTGTTTTTTATGAGCAAAAACGGCTTTTACTACTATAACGGTGCCGTGAAAAAACTACCGTGTAGTGTACAAGATTATGTGTTTTCAGATCTCAATCTTACTCAATCTTTTAAATGTTACGCATCACTGCACGCTGAACACTCTGAAGTTTGGTTTTGGTATGTGTCAGAAGAAGACGGCACGGATGAGATTTCGCGCTACGTGATTTACAACTACGAAGAATCAACTTGGAGTATTGGCAAGCTGGTGAGATACAGCTGGCTAGATGCAGGGATCGAAGACAAACCACTAGCGGCTGGCACAGCTTCAGGTTCAGGTGTTATCTATTTGCATGAATCTGGTTTTAACGATGATGACAGCGCGATGGCTGACGTGTTTATCGAGTCAGCAGACATTGATCTTGCGGACGGCGAAAACTTCATGTTCATCAAAAAACTTATACCTGATATAAAATTTTCAACTACAACTGGCGTTTCAAATACACCAGCGATGAACATTGTTGTGAAAAGAAGAGACTACAACAATGACACACTATCTACAGACAGCACTAGTCAAATTACTACGTCCACTCGTTTTACAAATTTGCGCACAAGAACCAGACAGGTGGTTCTGCGGTTTGAGAGTGATGATGACAACAGCGTTGAAGCAAACAAAAAAAATTACAAATTCAGAGTCGGTGACACTAGGCTAGACATACAACCCTCCGGGCGTCGAGGCTGATGGCAAAAATTCTTGAGACTCGCTTGCCTCTTGCTATGGACGGCGAGGTTAGCGCCGATACGTTCAACCGTTTGGTCAGAATCTTAGAGATCAATCTGGGCGCAAAAGATATTGATAAAACGCCGGTTTTTAACGCCACAGAAATTTCTGCGTTACAATTCGCTACTGGTGCTATAATATTTAATAGCACCGTGGAAGTCCATCAAGCGTTTGATGGCACGGAATTTAGGAATTTATATGAGCATCAAACATATGTAACAGGATTGGGAGGCACTTTGAGCGTTGGCAGTGTAACCGTCACGACAAGTTAATATTATGGCAGAGAACACAATATCACCAGAACTTTTAGATCGAATTAACCAATTTGCGGGAACTGGTGCGGTTTCTGACCAAGAAATGATGATGATGCAAGACGCGCAAGCCATGATGCCTACGGCACCGATGCCTA